TTTTGTTTTATAAATTCTAGGTCCAATGGATTCCTTTTGTTTATCGATTATTAGTTGTTCTTTGAGAATTGAGAATTTCGTTAAGGGTAGGTGCTGGATTCACAAATTGAGATTCAGTGAATGTTCCACTTACTGCAGTTCTGAAAGTATCTAATCCTTCTCTTACAAATGTACCTGATACGGTTGTTGGGAAAGAAACAGCCTCTTCATAAATATCGCGGTAAGGATTTTCCTTCTTTTCCTTCTTACCCCTAAGTTCAAGGCAAGGTGCTCTGAACATCAAGTCTTCACCAGTGACTTTCTTCTGTCTCTCATTGAATGTTTCAAACCTCTTGATAGCCTTGGGAAGACCCTTGATGTCATGAAGATTGACGAGAGACATATAGTGGTTATCACGGTCACTACGATAGTCAGAACATTCTGTATCGATGTAACTTCCGTTATCATAGACCATGTTGATACCATAGTCGAACGATCTGATTACTTCGAAGGGGAAGTCCTCGTCGTCATTCTCTTGAAGACCGATGAGATCAATCTTCTTTCCTTCAAACTTAAAGCCCCATACAGACAATACTGATTGTCCATTACTAGAGACTCTCTTCTTCTTTAGAAACCCATAGTCCTTAGACTTACAGATAGCACCTTCAAGAGTGAACTCTCTACCAAGGCTCTGAACGAGATATTCGATATCCCTTGGATGTTTACTCGGAACAAAGAAGTCATAGTCATTGGGTACAAGACCAAAGATTTCATCCCTGACTGCACCACCTGCTAGTACTGAGTTCTTGTGACCTACCAAGTTTTGAATATAAGATAAAATTCCTTTGACTACGATATCCATGTTAATTCTCTTCTGGAAAATTCAGAATGGCAAATTCTCCGAACCATTCTAGTGCTTTTCTGTCTCTCATCTTTGCGGCCTCTTCCGCTGTCTCAAAATATCCAAGATTTCGTTCTTTCAGGTAAGCTCTCCAAGGTTTGTTTCTGCCTTTTTTGAAAACACACTCCACGATAACATACCATCACGGTAGTAGTATAGAGAGTGTAAGTGATTATAAACTTCATCAGTGGATACTTGAATACGCCTTGCCAAATTGGATGTCAACTTCAAGTTCTCTATTTAACTTAACCTCTTCGTTTACTTTTTGGATGGCTTTTTGAATTATATCAGTAAATTCTTCCCTATGACCTTCCTTCAAATGCCATACACCTTCGTCATGAAAAGATGCTGTGAGTTGCTCTCGTTGTTCTAGGACATACTTGATCCATAAGTCGAATACAAATGCTGCTGTGGATTGCACGAGAGTTGAAAATCGATCCTTGTCATACCTCAAAGTATACCACATCTTACTTACAGGGTTGTAAAGCCACATTTGATCATCTACAGTTTTTACTAATTGATCTTCAGCAACCTTCTTAACACTCCAATTAAGACGCCAATAGGATTCATGGAGTCTCTGAGCTGGACCTCTCTCGATACCACCTGTAGTCATAAGCCTATTAATTCCAGCACCATACTGGCAGGCATAGCCACAATTCTTTGCGATATCTCGAATGGGTTTGATACTCTTGTCTACGCCAGATTTGTATTTATCTACTTGATCTTGAGACAACATTCCTGCAATTTTAGCAATTTCAAGATGTGGGTCCCAATCATCAGTACTCATGGATTCTACATACTTAGGATCAAGCGGGTAGATGTAATGCATTTTGATACGATCTTCGAGACTTTTCATATCGGAACCGCAAAGTTCAAATCCCTCGTCTGCTACAAGTGCACCTCTGATTGGTGCAGCAAATAGCTTCTCAGGTTTAGGAAGATTGACGATTTCAGTATGCTTGACTCTAAGTGTATTAGTAAATCCAGAGATTTTAGCTTGTAGCCATCCATCTTGTTGATCTCTGAGAAAGCCTTTAAGAATTCCTATCCTATGTTGAAGTACGGAGAGTCCTTCTAATAGCTCAAGGTCGGGACACTTATCGTACATCTCTTTGATGGACTCACAAATTCCTTTTCCTTGATCTAGATTGATCTGAGGGATCTGTTTGACTTCCCCTGTCTCTTTATCCTTTTTCTCTTTAAATGTTCTAGGAACCCATCCTAGAGAATATAACCAGTCTTTCTTTTGATCAGTGGAGTTTGGATTACCTTCTTCATATCCTGTGATGATTTCGACTTCACCGTCATAATCAAGTGGAAGTCCTTTTTCACTAAGGAGTTTAATCCAGTCCATTCCTAATTTGGAATAAGAACCGTCTTTATTAATGAATCGTTTAGGTTTAGTTTTAATGGAGATAGAGGGAACTTTAGGCATCACCTTAGTGAGTGCTGTTGTTTTTTCCTCTTGGATTACTTGGAGTTCTTCAAGAGACTTCTTAGTGAAGTCAACATCAAGTCTCCATCTACTTTCTTCCTGAAGTCTTGCACACTTCATTTTGAATGTCAGATAATCAAGGAGTCTCCAGATTTCTTTATCTGAACCATAGATATCCAACAGGTATCTGTACATCTTACGCCAAAGGGCGACATTGATCTTAACATCTTCTTCAACACGATGTTCATACTCTTCTTGACTCTGATTGAACCAGTCTTGAATGTATGGCTTGTGTATACCCAGGTCATTACCGTGGGACTCAAGTCCGTGTTTGTTACGAAGAGGATATAGATACCAAGACACCGCTAGTGTATCGACTAGACGAGCCTTAATTTTAATTCCTAGAAGTCTCTCAAAGACTGGAACGTCGAAACGAACCATGTTGTGTGCAATAAGTACATCTGCTTCAGAAAGAACTTTCCTCATCCTATCGTAGGCAGAAGTGACATGAACGATATCTGTCTGAGGATCTGAAACACCTAAACAATAAATCTTACTTGGATTAAGTCCATCCGCCTCTGAATCTAGCACCCAGATTTTTGCCAACGGCCTATCCTTTTAAGGTCTTCGAGGATTAATTCTAATTCCTCTACATACGCATTATTCTTCAATAGGTTGGCTCTAGCTGAGATAATACGGACATTTCCTTTGACATACCCACCATTTGGATCAATACGATCAATTGATGGACTATTATCATGAAATCCTGCTCCTTTCCCATAATTCCAAACTAATTTTATACCTAAAACAGGACATGTCTCTGGAACTGAGATGTCAGATAATTCTAAGTTAAACGGTATATTAAATTTCTTACATTTGTATCTTACATTCTTTAAAATACGTACTGCAACTAGCTCGAACTCTCTAATCCTACGACGCTTAACTTTTTCAGGATTGAGCTTTATCCAATTTTTATTTCGGAACTTATTTCCACAAAGATTCGAACAATATTTAGCATCAATACGTTTGTTAACAATTTCTTTTCCACAAACGAAACAGTCTTTAGTTAACTCAGTCATTAATCTCCTTTATACCCATATCTTACTCATCCCTATCCTTTTTGTTAACCCAGATATCTGAGTCTGCAATATGATCAAGTACTCGGAAAAAGAAACACAACAATAAGCTGGTAAACATTACCCATCCGATAAATTCAAATATCGTCATCAGTATCTCCCATTTGGGTAGGATCATATGGTTGTTCTTTATAGATTAATTCGATTTCGAAATCCTCAAGAAGACTTCCCCAATCATCATCGTCTGCTGTATCAAGACGGACTCTCCAATAGGGAGCATCAAAACATCTGACAGTTCCTGTAGAACCTATCTCTACAGTATCATCAGGGTAATCAATTACGACCACTCTATCACCTTCTTTGAATTTCATTTACAACACCTTATAGGTCCAACCATGAGCATATACAGTTAAAATGTCGTTTGTTTCGAAAGTGTCTTTCTTAGGTCGCTTTCCGATATATCGAATTTTGTTTGTTTTCAAAAACTCTTGTTTCATTTTTTCCAATTCAATACTATCCAAAGTTCTTATCTTTCTATTTCTTATGTTTAATTATAACGTGTTTAGAAAAGTGTGTCAATAGGTCTACTTCAAATAATACCCTGTCTTTCGAATTCTTTTCCAAGACTTTCTTCTGACCATTGTTTTGTAGGAGAACCACAAGAAGGGAGCAAGAGGGTAATAACTACAATAGCTCCTACTATGAGGATGACTTTATTTCCGAATCTCATCGTGTTTTCCAATCTTCAAAACGTTTATGAAAATCTTCTACTGCATCATCATAAAATTCCCAATTGTCTACACCACCAGCTTCGAGTGCATAAAGTTTGATGCTGTCTCTGACTAGTTGTAGATACTCGCGATATTCGATTGTAATCTTACTATCTTCACTCATTTCTTTCTCTTTTCGAATTGTTTGTGTAAAAGAATTCCAAGAAGATTATCTATCGTGTCAAATCCTTTTGGGAAGATATTGTCTTTGAACCTTCCATTTCGATCTACAGGGTAGGCTACACCATCTTCATAAATCACACCTTCTGTATCATTATCGATACATGCAATTCGAAATTCATAAATCTTAATGATTTCTCCATAGTCTACATGAAGTTCACTCATTCAGGTAACTCCAATCCTTTCTTTGTCGGGCACACAAGCATGAGACGCTCTTCGTCATATATGGCATATCCTGCTGGACCTTCCTTGGAACCAATCAGACGTGCCTTCTCTACCATGATCATTGTCTTCAGCCTTTCTACGGGGTCTGTAGAGGTTTTGTCACGGAAGAGGGAGATAACAGTGTTTGCTACCTTACTGATGTTTCTAGAACCTCTGGTAAGTCCGTCGTCATTGACGTGAGAGATCATAACAAGGCAGAAACCGAGTTCTTTAGCCAAGAGCTTGAGCCTCTGAGAGATACGATCCAGACGCTTTCTTTCATCGTCATTCTTGTCTGTTGCACCTGTCGCTAGCCAAGAGATGTGATCGAAGAAAAGAATCTGACATGAACAAGCAGCCACCATAAAGCGGACGTTATCAATGAAAGAATCTTCGTCTTCTACATCGAAAGAACTATGAAGGACAAAACGACTGTCTTGATCCCCTGCAATCTCCTTAAGAATCTTGAGAACTTCCTGATCCTCGTAATCATGTTCAGGATGAAGAATAGGCTGTTCGGAAAAATATCCCGCCATTGCCCTTAAGGTTGTACCATTGTCTTCTTCTAGGTGAATAAGGCCAATGGGGTGACTGGTTGTCTTCAAGACATGGTTTTCCATAGCCCTAAAGAACTCTGACTTACCTACACCCTCAGGTGCCTTGATGACTACGACTTCACCCTTATGAAGACCAAAGAGCATACGTTGTAGTGTTTCAAAAGGATAATCAGCAAGCTTCTCTTCTCTCCTAGATTTCAGAGCCTCTTCGAACTCTCGCATCGTCGAAAGAAGATTATCAGGAGTGTATCTCTTAACACCTTTCCAAGCATCATAATATTCTCTCTGTAAATCATTCTCTAGATAGGCATTAGCGTCCTTGTGGAGGGTCAGGGAGAGGTTGTAGACCTTACGGAAGTCAAAGAGACTAGAGACTTTCTTTGCCGCTGCTTGGCCAACCTCGTCATTATCAAAGTTCAATACAATCTTATCAAAAGAATTAATATAATCGTATTCAGCAGTACAATCTACTTTAGCTGATGTAGATGATCTAACAGAAACAACTGCTGTTTCCTCACCAATCATCTGAGAGACTGACATTGCGTCATACTCACCCTCAGTGATAGTGATTACTTTCTTAGAACCCTTGTCGAATACATTCTTACCAAAGAGATGTGCACTAGACATATCCCCCTGAGAACG